CCGCCGACGTCGCCGACGCCGCCCGCCGCGTCCGCGCCCTCGCCGGCCTCGGACCCGGCCCCGCCCTGTTCGACTGCCCCGAGCCCACCGAGGGCGACGACGGCCTGCCCGACTACGACGACCCGTGCGGCGGGCCCGTGCGCCCGATCCCGTGGGCGTTCGGCGTCGCCTGCCGCCGCTGCGGCGCCGTGTGGGACGGCGACGAGCGGCTCCGCCAGCTCCGCCTCATCGCCTCGGCGTGACCCGTTGCGCACCCACGCCCGCCCGCGTATACTCATGCGCGTACCAGGCATGTCCGGCCCCGCCGATCCGCACAGGACGACGGGGCTTCACCGTCCCCGGGCGTGACCGGTGCCCGATCCGCGCAAGTCCCGCGCCTACCAGTCGGCGCGCGCCGACTTCCTCGCCGCCGCCCCGCCCTACTGCCACTGGTGCCGGGTCCGCGTCTACGACGACGTGCCGGCGGACCACCCGTTGAAGGCGACGGTGGATCACCGCATCGAGGTCGACACCGCCCCCGAGCTCGCACTCGACCGCAGCCTGTGGGTCGTGGCGTGCGGCCCATGCAACTCGTCGCGAGGCGCACGGTTCGTGAACGCGCGGCGCGCCGGCCGGTCCGGCCCGCCGCCGTCGCGCGACTGGTGACCGAAGTCGGTCGAAGAATTCCGCGCGTTTTTTCTATTCCGGTGTGAATGCCGACCGCGCCCGCTTCCTCGTTTCTCTCCCCACGAATTCAATTCCGCCTACGGAGCCGCCCAATGCCTCGCACGTGCGCCATCTGCGGCGGGCCGCTGCCGCCTCCCGGCCGTGGCCGGCCGCGCACGAAGTGCCTGGACTGCGCGCCCCGGCGCGGTGCTTCGCAGGCCGCCCGCGACATCGCTGCGAGGCCCGCCCCGAAGGCTGGGACGCTGGCCGGCGCTGTGGTGCGCGAGCTGGAGGCCGCCGGGAGGCTGGACACGTCCGCCGGGCTGGCCGCCGTCGTCCTGGCGCAGCGCATCGCCGCCGGCGAGGACACCGGCGCCGGTATCGCCGCGATGGTGAAGCAGCTCGGCGCGACGATGGCCGACGCGCTGCGCGGTGTAGCGGTGGAGGGCGACCCGCTCGACGAGCTGCGTGCCCGCCGTGCGGCGAAGGAGACGGCCACGGCCGCCGATGCTTAAGCCGCCGGTCTACTCGCATCTGGTGGATGCGGCCGGGACGTACGGCCCGGAGGTCGCCGAGCTCGCGGCGATGGCGGGGCTGCCGCCGGACCCGGAACAGCGGCTGTGCCTTGACCAGATGTTCGCCGTGACCCCTTCGGGGACACCAGCAGCGTTCGAGACCGCGATCGTCGCACCGCGGCAGAACTTGAAGACCGGAACCCTGAAGCAGGGTGCGCTGGGCTGGATGTTCCTGCTGGACCGGCGCCTCATCGTGTGGTCCGCGCACGAGTTCTCCACGGCGCAGGAGGCGTTCCGCGACATGCTGGAGCTGGTGGAGGGCACGCCGGAGCTGGACCGCAAGGTCAAGGCAGTGCACCGGGCCAACGGCGACGAGGCGATCGAGCTGCTCAACGGCTGCCGCCTGAAGTTCAAGGCCCGCACGAAGGCCGGCGGCCGCGGCCTCACCGGCGACGTGGTCATCCTCGATGAGGCGTTCGCGCTGCGCCCCGCTCAGATGGGTGCGCTTCTGCCGACGTTGACGACCCGGCCGATGGCGCAGGTCGTGTACGCGTCGTCTGCCGGCGGGCTGGATGCGGCGGTGCTCCGCGGCATCCGCGACTCGGGCCGCGCCGGGAACAAGCCGCGGCTGGCGTACCTGGAGTGGTGCGACCCGGACCCGCCCGCGTGTGCGGTGGACGGCTGCGAGCACGGGTACGGCACCGCCGGATGCTCCCTGGACGACCGGGGCCGGTGGCGCCGGGCGATGCCCGCGCTGGGGCGGCGCATCACCGAGGACATCATGCTGGCGTTCCGCCAGTCCGGGATGCCGCCGGATGAGTTCTCGCGCGAGTTCCTCGGCTGGTGGGAGGACCCCGCCGACTCCACGGACGACCTGACCGGGGCGGAGTGGGCCGCGGCCGAGACGGAGGACGGCCCGACGGGCGATCTGGTCGCCGCCGCCGACGTGGCACCCAACGGGGTGTGGTCGTCGGTGGTGGTGTGCGGCGCCGGGATCCTGGAGCTGGTCGAGCACCGCCGCGGCACGTCATGGCTGCCCGAACGGCTCGCAGAGCTCAGGGATCGGCACCGGATAGCGGAGATCGGCATCGACCCTGCGGGGCCTGTCGGGTCGCTGCTGCCGGATCTGGAGCGCGCCGGGGTGCCGGTTCGCCTCCTCGACGGGCGGGACACGGTCCGCGCGTGCGGGGCGATGGTGACAGCCGTCGCCGATGCGGCTGTGCGCCACCGGGGGGAGCCGGCGCTGATGGCGGCGGTGGGCGGCGCGTCGCGGCGCACCGTGGGCGACGGCTGGAAGTGGTCGCGGAAGGACTCGACCGTCGACGTGTCGCCGCTGGTCGCGGCGACGTATGCGCACTGGATGTGGCTGGGCCGCGCCGTGGCCTACGACATCTTGGATTCGGCGTGGTGAGACAGGAGGCTGGATGCTCGACTGGGTGACGACCCTCCTTGAGGGCCTGGCGGCGCTGTGCGCGGCCGCGGGCGCGTGCCTCATCGTCGCCGGGCTTGTCGGCGGACCGGTGGGTGCCGGGCTGGGCCTGCTGGCCGCCGCGCTGGTGCTCGCTGCCGTGTCCGCCGGGGCGCTGGCCGCCGACGCGCGCCGCCGGCGCGCCGACGCAGAGGGGCTGGACGCCCTGTGAGCCTGTTCCGCCGTACCCAGCCGGACTTCCTCGACCCGTTCGTGGTGCCGCCCAACTCGGCGCAGCCGCGCCTGATCGACTCGACCATGGGACGGTTCGCACCGCGTGACCGGTCCATGCGCGTGTCGGCGGTGTGGGCGTGCCTGCGGCTGCGCGCCGACCTCGTATCGACGCTGCCCGTGGACGTGTACCGCCGGGTGGACGGGCGTGCGGTGGAGGTGCCGAAGCCGCCGGTGCTGGTGCACCCGTCGGCGATGCACCCGATGCTCAACGAATGGCTGTACGCCACGCAGATCGACCTGGACAGGTACGGCAACGCGTTCGGCCGGATCGTCGCGCGCGACGGTGCGGGGCGCCCGGCGCAGATCGAGCCTTCGGATGCGGCGGAGTGGACGGTGCGCCTGGACCGGGAGGCCGGCCGGGTCGAGTACCGGCACCTGGGTCGCCTGGTCGACAACGCCGACGTGTGGCACGAGCGGCAGTTCGTCGTCGCCGGGCTTCCCGTGGGTCTGTCGCCGATCAGCGCCGCGGCGATGACCCTGGCGCACAACCTGTCCGCGCAGGAGTTCGCGCTCACGTGGTTCACGTCCGGGGCGTCCCCCACGGGGATGCTGCGCAACAAGGAGAAGACGATCACCCAGCCCGAGGCGCTCATCATGAAGGAGCGGTTCCGGGCGGCGACGTCGTCGCGCGGCGTGTTCGTGTCCGGGTCGGACTGGGAGTACACCCCGGCGGCGGCCGCCGCCTCCGATGCGAAGTTCCTCGACGCGATCGGCGCCACGTCCGCTGACGTGTGCCGCTATCTGGGGGTGCCCGCGGACATGATCGACGCCGACTCGGGCACCGCGAAGTCGTCGATCACGTACGCGAACGTGACCCAGCGCAACCTGCAGCTGCTGACGCTGAACATCGGTCCGGGTCTGACGCGGCGCGAGGCCACGTTCTCCGACCGGCTGGTCGCCGCGCCCCGGTTCGTGAAGTTCAACACCGACGCGCTGCTGCGCATGGACGCCGCGGCGAAGGCCGAGCTGCTGGGCCAGAACGTCGACAAGCGGCTGCGCACCCCGGACGAGGCGCGCGCCCTGCTCGACCTGCCGCCCCTCACCGAGGACGACTACGCCCAGTTCGACCGCCTGTTCGGCTCGACCAAGCAGACACCCGGATCCAAGACGGGAGCCCCATGACAGACATCCTCACCCCGGCCGCGGCGCGTGCCGCAGGTGTGTCGCAGCGCTCGCACCGCCCCGCGCAGCGCCGCGCCGCCCCCGACGACGCACCCGGCAGGGCACGCGCATCGTTCCGCGGCAACCTCGCCATCACCCGCGCCGGACAGCTGGACCCGGAGACCCCAGCCGAGGACGCGACGGAGGACCCGGGCGCGGACGTGCCGCTGCACTTCGACGGGTACGCCACCGTCTACGAGTCGCCCTACGAGATGTGGGACATGTTCGGCCCGTACACGGAGGTCGTGGCCGCCGGCGCCGCCGCCGACACCCTGGCCAACCCGGACCTGGACTGCCCGCTGGTGCTGGGGCACGACCAGCTGCGCCGCATCGCCCGCACCACCAACGGCACCCTCACCCTCACCTCGGATGCGACGGGGCTGCGCGCGCAGGCGGTGCTCGACCCCGAGGACGAGGACGTCGAGTACATCGCGCCGAAGATCGCAGCCGGCCTCATCGACGAGATGAGCTTCTGCTTCCGCATCACGGCCGGGCAGTGGTCCCCGGACTACACCGAGTATCGCATCGAGAAGTTCGACCTGCACCGCGGCGACGTCGCCATCGTCGGCTTCGGCGCCAACCCGGCCACCACCGCGGCTCTGCGATCGGCGAGCCCCGCCGCCGTGCGCCTGGCGCTCGCCGCCGCCCTCTAGACCCCCCGGCACCCACGCCGGGCCGCCCCTCGCTCGCGACCGCGCCAGACCAGGGACACCCCACCTGCCCGCCCCACCCTCATCAGGAAGGCATCCCCCATGACCCTCGACCAGCTCATCGCAGCAGCCGAGTCTACCCTGCGGTCGCTCCTCGACGACCGCGCCGCACGCACCCAGGCCCTCGCCGACATGCGCGCCGCCGCAGAGTCCGGCGACAACGCACCGGCCCTGGCCGACGTGGATGCGGCGATCGCCGCCCGCGACGCCCTCGACCCGCAGATCGACGACGCCCGCCAGCGGGTGGAGGACCTGCGCGCCGAGGCCGCCCGCGACGCCGCGGCCGCCGACCTCGCCCGCGATATCGCCCCCGCCGCTTCGGTGCGCGTCACCGCCGAGCCGGAGATCTACCGCCGCGACGGCGAGCACTCCTACTTCCGCGACCTGTACAAGGCGCAGAAGTACGGCCGCTCGGAGTCCCTGGAGCGCCTCGACCGGCACTCCCGCGCCATCGGCACCGCCGACGGCGGCATCGGCGAGTTCGTGCCCCCGACGTGGCTCATCGACGAGTTCGAGCCGCTGGCCCGCGCCGGGCGCGTCACCGCCGACCTGTTCCGCCAGGAGGTGCTGCCCGCCGGCACCGACTCCATCAGCGTGCCCGTCGTGACCGGCGGCTCGTCCGTTGCGGAGCAGACCACGCAGGGCAACGCCCTGTCCGAGACGGACATGACGTCGAGCTCGGCGACCGCCGCCGTCGCGACCGAGGGCGGAGTCGCGACGGTCAACCTGCAGCTGCTGGAGCAGTCCCCGATCAACGTCGACACCGTCGTGTTCGGCGACCTCGCCGCCGCCCACGCCGTCGCCGTGGACACGTTCTGCATCTCCAACAACGCGACCGGAAAGAAGGGCCTCCTGTCCGTGACGGGCATCAACGCCGTCACCTACACCGACGCCTCCCCGACCGTGCCGGAGGCGTGGCCCAAGCTGATCGACGCGAAGCGGCAGATCCACAAGGGCCGGTTCCTGCCCGCCACGCACGTGGTGATGCACCCCGACCGGTGGGCGTGGTTCGAGTCGCAGCTCGACGCGAACGGCCGCCCGTACGTGTCCGACGCGCTGGCCACCGCGCTGCCGCTGCTGGGCATCACCGACGGAAACGTGCCCGAGGGATTCGCCGGCACCCTGCGCGGCCTGGCGCTGCCCGTGTACCTCGACGCGAACATCCCGGTCAACTTGGGCACCGGCACGAACGAGGACCGCATCATCACGATGCGCGCCCCCGACGTGACGCTGTACGAGTCGGCGCCGCGCGCGGAGCTGTTCCGGGAGACGAAGGCGAAGGAGGCGCAGGTCGTGTTCCGCCTGTACTCCTACCTGGCGCTCATGTCCGCCCGCGCCCCGAAGGCCATCTCTGTCATCGCGGGTACCGGCCTGGCCGCGCCGAGCTTCTAGCACCGGCCCCGGCCGGGGCGTCTGCGATCCCATGCGCGGGCGCCCCGGCCGGCACCACCCCCCCC